CAGTATGAGAACTGGTCTAAGAAGTTTAAGAGCAAGATGATGGCGAGTCAGAGAAGGCGATAGGTTCTCTCTGCTTCAGCCTTCTCCAGCCAGCCGCCACGAATCGCGCCCATCACGGCCCCCTGGAGCTTTCTTTTCGGAAGCCCCGTCTTCTCCACGAGTCCAGCGAAATCAATAAGACCATCATTTTCTTCTGCATACTCACGCAGAAGATCAGAAGGCTTTTTGTCTTGGACGAGATTTCCATCTTTACCGACCCTGAACGTCTTGGCGGCGCTGTTCGACTTCTTGGGGTGAGGGTTGTCTCCGTCGTCAAAGGTGGTTCTTCCGACAGAGGCTAGCTGACGATCACGCTCCTGCTTTGTGTAGAAGTCCTTGCCCTTCAGGCCAGGGCTTGCGTGCTTACCCCAGGTGCCCTTTACCGTTATGTTTGCTGGCGTTGAGTCGCTTGGATAGCAGCGTTCTGCCGTACCAAAGCTTCCACAGTAGGAGCAGCGCACATCCCTGAAGTCGTCCTTCTTGGAAATGTCATACAGGTCTGGCTTGGTGAAGTATTCAAACTCAAGGCCGCACCCAGAAAATGTGCAGCGCATCGGATAGAAAGGCATCAGGCTCCTCTTACTCTAGACATCAGTGTTTGTAGGTCTGCGGTGCCACCGGTTCCGCTGGTAGCGCCGCCAGGACCGCCCTCGCCGCCCTTGGGGGGTCCAGAGAGGGATTCTCCCTGACCACCCATTCCACGACCCTGACCAACTGCTGCTGGTGTGGGAGCGCCCTGTGGGGTTGCGGCGGCTTGAAGCGCAGCCATTGGCTCCATAAGCATACGCTTGTCAGCTTGCCAGATTGCGAAAGCCTTATCTACGAAGTTTTTAATTGTATCTGGGGAAGCCAGACCGCTCTGCACCAGGGGAACTAGAGAGCCGATGGTTGCCTGTATCGTGCCTAGCAGGCCCATGAAGGCTTGCTGCTCGCTTGCAGGGTCGTTTCCTAGCGTGGAGCCAGCCTCAATCCTGATGTCAAACATCCCTGAAATGTCTCCAGAGGAGAAAGAGAGAAACTCGTCCTCCCCTCCTGGTCCTGCGATTCTGAGGTATCTGGGGTCGTCCCAATACTGGCGAATGATAGACAGCATCTGACGCCCAATGCCCTCGACAAAGCGCTCTGTCAGATCGAGCCTAGTTCCGGCGCGGTTGGTGCTTAGCTGTGAGGAGACGGCTACCTCTGTGGCTGTCGTACCCTTTCTTCCCACGCCACCGCGCATGTAGACATCAACGCCGCTGATCTCGTACATCATGCGCTGTAGGCCCTGTAGAACCATTGGCGTAGTGCTTGGCGGTGCGGCCTCGGGAAGAAGCATAATCGCCTGCCTGATATCCCCAATGTTTGCTGGGACCTCGGCAACCTCCATGTCGTTGTCAGATTCAAGCAACCCAGCGAGGCTTCCATCCTCCAGCGCCCCAGGCAGGGCAACCCACTTCCTGCGTGATGAGATCCTGTGGTGCTTTAGCAGGTAGCTCCACTCCTCGTTCAGCCTGTCAGCGATGGGCCTGATAGATGCAAGGTCTGCCGTCTTAGGCGCGTACATCATTCCTGGGACATGTATGAACTGAAGCTGCTGGTAGGGATATCCACGCATGAGGAGCGGATCGTCAATATGGCGAAGAATGGTTTCCTTTGAGTCCAGGCCCTCCTGCTTCCTGGTCAGCCACAGACACCGCCTTCGCTGTCCGTTCTTCGTCCTCGTCCAGTACCTGATCTCGTAGACCGTGATGTATTCAGCAGGCTTAGTCTCTCCAAGGAAGTCGTCGTCCTTGTAGTAGCTGTACTCAGATGGGACGGTGTCCGATAGCCAGGAGTCGGCTGAGATATTCTTTGGCAGGCTGAACCTGTCGTCAGCCCTCAGGTCCTCCAGCCTTATTGTCATGCGCTCGCAGACCCATGGGCACTTCTGAATATCGTCATATCCAGCAGGTAGGAGAATGTCCCAAGGGGCGACTCTATCGGCGGTTGGGTTATCCTGCGGGCCATCATCAAATGGAACATCCTCCATCGCCATGGCCTCTCTCAGGATTCTTGAGTCAGGCTTTGCCGCGTCTTCATCCTCCGCAAGTATCTCAGGACCAACCTCATAGTCCTCCTCCATGAGAAACGCGCCAGATGGGTCATAGCCAACCTTGGCAAACCCAATCCCATAGAGCATCGCGTCAAGAACAGTGTCCTTCACCGTTCTCTTTATGTTGATCTCTCTGAAGACATAGTTGACCGCAGCCTCTGCGATCTTTGCTCCCTCCTTGTCGTCTGGGCGACGAGGGAGCATGCGAAGGTAGGGATCTGCGCTGATAATCGCTGGAAGTAGGGAGTTGGATGTGGACAGCAAGAAGTTAAAGTTGGGAACGTCGCTGTCGTCGTGATAGGCGTCCTCGTCGTGCCTCTTGCCTATGTAGTCCTCGAACGATTTCTTCCACTCGTCGAGAACATTTTCCTCCATATCTTTCTCTGCACGAGAGATTCTCTCATGCCAAAGGTCCACTTCTTTTGCGGTTAATTTTGGTTTTCTTGCTGACATGGCTTGATGGTACTTGACAATAAAACGAGAATGCACCCACATAATAGAAACTCTGGGATTATCCAGAGCTGGGAGACAATACACCAATGGACGCCACCGACACCCCACATGACGAGGCCCACGAAGAAGTGGACACCCTCGAAGATGGGACCGGAGCTTCGGCAGACGACGGTTTCGAGGAAACCGAGGAGACTGAAGATTTTTCGGACAACCCGCTTAGCTACATAGAAGCAATGGAAAACGTGCCTGCCGAGGTTAAGGCAGAACTAAAGCGCGGATTCCTGAGGCAATCGGATTACACGAAGAAGACTCAAAGCCTCGCTAGCGACCGGCAGTCGCTCGAAGACCGTAGATCAGTAGTCGATCAGATCCTGCTTCGCCAAAATCAGGCGAAGGCCGAGACGGAGGCAGAGGAGCCAGCGGCTCCAGACATGTCGAAGGGGGCCTCCCCTGAAGATGTCATCAGCCATTACGTCAACGAGGCTGTTAAGGCAAAGCTAAATGAGTTGGGAGTTGGCAACGCAGTTGCCGAGATCCAACCCATCGCTACGCAACAGCGTGTGGTTCGTGCCTATCAGGCATGGGCGCAGGATTACCCCGACATTGATCACGGAACCTTTGCAGCCACTGTGGGTCAGGTACTCGATTCGGACCCCGACCTGACAGAGCTTGCTGTCACTAACCCTGCCAAGGCCGTTCGCATCGCTGCGAAGGTCGCCAGGGCGCATGTCAGTGAAGCAAAAACCAAGGCAAAGTCTAAGAAGCGCCACGCGGCGGCTCCTGTAGCTTCACGCAAAGGATCTGTTGTCTCTAAGAAGAAGCGGGAAACCGCTTTAGAGGCAGCGACCAGAGCATTGAAAGAGCAGGGGTTTTAAAACCTAAAGGAATAAAATGCCTGCTAATACAATTACGAACCTCGCGTTGGATCGTGTCTATTCGACTACGCTCCAGGCTGTTCGAGACTCCGTTGCAATGGAGATCGTGCAGTCCAACCCTCTCCTCTGGCATATGTATCGCCAGGGCGCAGTCCGTTATGAAGGTGGCACAGAATGCCGCATGCCCGTAGTCCTCACCGAGTCTTCCAACGTCTCGGCCATTGGAACCTACGCAACCTTTTCGACTACGCCGGAAGATGGACCGGACACGGCCCGTTACCCGACTTGGTACAAGAACCGCGCATCTGTTGTCGTTGACAACACTGAGCTTGCTCAGAACCGTGGCGCTTACCAGATCGTCAACCTGCTCAACGCGAAGATGGCGATCTCCAAGATCAGCCTGATCAACGAGCTTTCCCGACAGTTGTATACGACGAACGCTGCTGCTCCCAATGAGTTGCAGGGCCTTCCTCAGTTCATCTGCCCCGCCAGTGTGAGCGCAACCCCCAACCTCACGGTCGGTGGAATTGCTCAGTCTGGCATTGCTGGTGGATATGTGAATTGGGATAACCAGTCAGCCCAGATGACAGCCTTCGGAACCGATGGCCTCGATACCTGGGAACAGCTTTACATGGATGCTTCTCAGAAAAGCACCCATCCCGACATCATTCTGACGGACCCCCAGGTGTATCGCTTCTTCAAGCGTCTGGTGGCTCCCAATCAGGCTGAGCGGGACAAGGCGCTGTGGGACCAGGGTTTCCAGAACCTTCTCTTTGAGGGCACCCCGGTGGTTCCCGAGGAGCAGTTGGTTGGAACGGGCCTTACCTACATGCTGACCACTACCGGAAAGCGTCAGGTGAACGACTTCAACTTGAAGCCGGAACACTTCACGGTTCCGGGAAAGAACCCGTTTGTTCAGGGTAAGGCGACAGGTGTTGGCTTGCAGCTTGCAATCCTGAGCCACGATGACTTCCGTATGACGGACTTCATGACTCCGCCCAACAGTGATGTCATCATCGCCCACACTTACTTTACTGCCATGCTCACGGCATCAAGCTTGGCTCGTCAGGCTGTGTCTAACTTTACTGGCGCAATCCAGTTTTAAGCTGGGAAAGGAGACACAAAAATGTCTACATTTATTCATGGTGGCTCAGCCCTACAGCTTGATGTGGCAGCGCGCGCGCACGCTGCATTGAGCCGGGGTGACATTGTCCAGATTGATCCCGCTGTCGGTGCTACCGACGACGGTCTTAGCACTCGGGTGCCCGTAATTAGCGACGCGCTTGGTCAGGTTGCCCCTTATGGGGTTGTCCTTGGCAGCAACGGAAAGAGTACCTTCGCCCTTGGCGAGGATGTCCTAATCCGAATTATGGGCGTTTGTCAGGCGAATATGAACACCGCTTCAGTGGTTGGCGATGGAGTTATACTTCGCGCTGCTACAAGCTTGGCACCGCAAGGAGCGTCTACTTTTACGGCAGACGCTTCTGGCAACAAGCTCTGCGGAATTGCTCATACTGCTGGCACTGGCCTTCAGACTGTTTTCTTTAACGGCCTCACCACCTGGGGCTAACGATTAACGTGTGAGCCAGGGGGCTTCGGCTCCCTGGCAATCACAGCTAGGAGAATTAAGAATGGCTTCTCTAGCCCCACACGTTAGTCGCGTTTCGAAGGACTACGCTCCTCACGGGTACTCTATTTACAACGAGGTCGTTGTTGACATTGGAGACACTAGCGCCACAGCCACTGATCTGTTCGTCCTTGGCGCAACAGACTCAGACATTTACATAGAGGCAATCACCCTCTTGTCTGAGGGATCTGCCACTACCGGATGGACCCTGCAAGCTGATTACAAGAACGCCACTGGCGGGCCTGTTGCTCCCACGCCAGCAACAATGTTTGCCGTCCCAGGCTGGGTCGCAGTGACTAACCATGTCCCTGCTACCTCTACCCCTGACCAGAATCAATTGATTCCACAGGGTCGAGGAATGTCAATAACGCTGACCAGAAGCGGTGGCAACACCCTGACCGCCCTTAAGGTCATGATCCGTTACCGCCGCAAGGCTTAGTTAATCCCCCGTCCAACTTGGAGGGTCGTTCGTGAACCTTTCGGAACTCAGAACGGCTCTCCAAGAGCGGCGGGAGGATTACTCCCAATCGGACGCCAAGCTTGACCGCAAGCTGAACCAGTCCTACCTGGACATCTGCTCCAGGCGTAAGTGGGGATGGCTGCGTCGAGAATACTCATACGCAACCACTGCGCCGTTTGTCTCGGCCGCTGCCGTGGGGGCTACCCCCGCCGTGGGAATACAGGTCCTCGGAACCCAGAACGGCAACATCGTAATTCAGGTTCAGGACGCCGTTAGCCCTGGCGTCGGGACACCCACCATCCCGGCAAACACGCTTGGGAAGATGGTCAGAATTGACGATGACTTCTACAGAGTTATAAACATCGCAAACCCAAGCTCTCCAGCGCCAACGACGGCCATTGAGTTCACGCTGGATCGTCCGCTTAGATGCACTGTGCAGACGGGAACGCCGCTCGCTACGGCAATCCACTACATCAAGGTTCTCTACAACGAGATAGCCCTTCCGGTCGGCACTGTGACGGTTGTGGAAACTGCGATGTTCGACGGCGGATCTACAAGCTACGGAACCCCGCTTGGCATGGGCGCAGTGGGCCCAATCAACATGATTCACCTTGGTCGAGATGTTGAGGGAAGGCCGTCAAGCTTTTCAGTTATTCATAAAGACCCAATACCGGCTCCCGCCTATGCAGTTAACACTGGCGTTCCACAGGCAGGAAATGGAGAGCTATCGATTGGCAGCTACACTTTTTGGTGGACACAGTTTGACGAAACCACTGGCGCTGAATCGGCTCTTAGCGCAGGAGCAACGGTAGAGATAACAGACGCAACCCACGACACAATACCGGTGAGCATAACCACCACTCCCTCTGCGCTACGCGAGGACCTCGGGATAAAGTGGTACAGAAGCAAGACGAACGACAGCGTTCCATACCTAGTTGGGTTTGGGGCTGGCCCAACAATCCAGCAGATATGCAGGAGGGACACGGAGCTTTCGACAAGAGGCCCAGCTAGCTCCTCTACGATGTTCATGCAGCTTTATCCAGTTCCAGACGGGGAATACACAATCAGTGCCATTACCCAGGTCGAGGCAAAGCGCATGGGCGATGACAACGATAGGCCGCTGTTCGACGCTCAGTATCATGGAATCATTCTCGACGGGGCTGAGGCCCTGATGCTTGAGGCTAGCGATGAGCAGGGGAGGTCCGGTCACGCTCGGCAGCGATACGAGATGGGCATCGCCAGGATGATTCAAAGCGACAGAATGAACCAGCAGAGGCGCGTTGTCTTTGGGGGCGTAAGAAAGGCTCGCGGCAAGCCTACTTGGTGGTACGGGGCCTTCAGGCCGTCAGGGACATGACCAAGGCTCGCGGCTCAGTACAGGCGTTTGATCCGTCTCAGGTTACTGGAATTGATACCAGGGTCTGGCAAGAGAAGGGTACGTCCTCAGACAATCGTGGGGTCTACTTCAGCCTGAAGGGTGAGGTGGTTAGCGCCGAAGGCATTCGTCCCTTGGTTCGCGCCTGGAAGAAGGTGCCGGTTAAGTTTGGGAGCCCGGTTCACTACGCAAAGATGCAGTTCCCAAGAATGATTACCTCTATTGGTACGTTCACGAACGAGGGCAGAACAGACATCTTGATTGAGTGTGATGGGAAAATATCGCTAGTTCAGGGTGAGTCAATCACACACATTCTAACGAACAGGCACATCCCAAAGAACCTCTCTGAGGCCACTAGATTCCTTCAGGTGGCGAATAACCTTTTAATTCTAAACGGCCGAGATCCCAACATGAAGTGGGACGGGGAGAAGGCCACCCCGCTCGGCATAGCTGGGGCTCCAGAGGCCCCAACGATCCTGGGCGAGGAGGACGGGGCTACCGAAATATCGATCTCAGAGCAGAGGGTTGGGCTGCTCTGGTCGGGTCATGCGATGACAAAAACCACCACGAAGGTGACGTATAAGTACAAGGTATCGTGGGTAAGTGAGTTCGGGCAGGAGAGTGAGCTTTCGTCAGCATCAAACGCTGTAAATGACGACAACGTAGGCGAGAAGCACAGGTATATGGTGATGGTTGCTGGGCTTGAGGGTCCAGCCCCGCAGGACGACATCATCGGTAGAAACCTGTATCGAAGCCTGGACTTAATTACATACTATCTAATCCGCTATCTACCTGGGACTGATGGAGACACATATCTAGACGGCATAGACCCAGAGGCCCCGCTTAGCGATAAATCGCCTGACCCACTATCAAATGGCCCACCTCCACTTTGCAGGTTTGCCTTCTATTTTCGCGGAAGAACGTACTACTCGGGGAACACTGAGAACCCCACTGCGCTCTGGTACTCAAAGGACAAGGGCGGGAAAGAGGCGGTTCCGGTAGACAACTTTCTACTCATCGGAACAAACGCCGCCGACAGGATTACGGGCTTCTCCCTTTCGTCAGACTTCGTCCTTGTCTTCAAGGAGAGCAGCACATTCATGCTCACGCAGGATAAAAACGGGGTCCCAATACTTACCCCGATGAGCAGCAATATTGGCGCTGTGTCAGATCGCGCCGCCGTAGGGTTTGAGGGCAAGGTCTACTTTGTCTCAAGGCAAGGCATCAACGCATTCGATGGGACAAAGGTTGTCCCTATATCAAAAGATATCTCAGAGATAGTAAGGAAGATTCCGAGTGACACACTGAAGAACAGCATAGCCTGGGTGGACCCACCCAATCGCCGCGTCTACTTCAGCATTGCCTCTGGACCGAAGTCGTTCAACAACGAGGTCTGGGCCATTCATGTAGACAACGGGGCCCTGTCAAGGGTGGAGGCGGTCGTAACCGCTGCCGCTCGGTACAAAGATATGATGTTGGTTGGCTATAGCTCGCACGTTGAGCATGGGCCTGTCACGCCAGAAAACTGGATAGAGAATAGTGGCGGCACGAATCCTGGGGTTAATGATCTTGGCGTGTGGGGCGCTGGATCGGCCATATATTACTTCAACAACCCAGGAGGGACATTCACTCCATCAATTTCTGGAGATGGGAACACGGTCGTTGCACATTTTCCGCCGCTATCAAAGGTTTCAATGAGAAGGAGCTTTGAGACGAGATGGCTCTACGGAAGCTCGCCTCAGTCAGACAAGACTTTCTACAGGGTAGATGTCTTCTATGTCCAGACCGGAGGGTATCAGGTCGGCAGTAAGGCTCTTAATACAGAGGATTTTGACAACAGGATCTATGTAAAGTGGTTTACGGACTGGGACAGGAATATCATTGGGGAGGACTACCTAACCCCGGCAGACCAAGACGCGCTGCTGTGGAACGATGCAAAGCTCAACTCTATTGGGGGGCAGACCGGGCCGCTTCTGTGGAAAGACTTTCACGACACAGCCAGCATCCCGAAGAAGCTCTGGGACGAGAAAAGAGTTCGATGCAAAAAGATAAACATAAGGGTTACTGATCCGCTCGACCCGCTTGATCATCTAAGCGGTATTGCGAGGCCAAAGAGTCAGTTGGTTAACACTGGGTCTGATCAGTCTGGCGAAAACATAACGGCAAAGTCTCTTAAGCTATCGTTTGATGGTGGTGGTGACGCTGGCTGGAGAATCGTTGGCTTCCTCCTCCACATGAAGGACCATGGTATACGGGGAGAGGGTACGGACCATGAGTAGGCTGACGAAAAGGATCGCCGCAGCGGTACACGAGCTTGATCTGGGAATACCGGACCTCAGGCTTCAAATGGACTTTGCCGGAACCGTGAACAAGGCGCTTCGCGAGGTCGGCGGCGCTCCGATTGGCGACTTTGAGGACCGTGGATCTCTGCTCAGGGCGGCTATATCGCTTGAGGGCGCTGCGCCATCTGAGCTTGAGGAATATGTCGCCACTCTGGAACAGCAATGACCTACTACGTCCAGAAGAACGTATTCACCGCTGGCGCTGTCGCTGACGCCGACAACCTGATGGAGGAGTTCTATCGAGTAGCCAGCGCCATGTCCTCAATAGATCAAAACAATATTGCCCCATACTCCATCAACTATTCTGTTGCAATTCCGCCCAATCCAGCGGATGCGTTTGACATGCAGCGGGGGCCATTCGTCTGCTACGACGAGGACTCTCCACAGCAGAACCTCCTATACTCTACGGCCGGGTCGATGTCTGGCTCAGACCTAACCAACATAAAGTTCAATGACGTGGATAGCTCTGGGTTTGATCTTAGGTTTACGTCAAGGGTGTCCGCGAAATACCACTTCTTTCTCCAGGCGACAGCGACAAGGGCGGTAGCCCACAGTGGGCCGCTAAAGATAGACGCAATTATAAGACTAAATGGCTCTGCGGCCGGTGGCACGAACGCAAGCTTTAGCACCGAATGCAAGGCTGGAGGAACAACCAACAGGCTTCCAATTTCAGTCAGGGCCACACAGTTCCTGGAGCCCGGAACATGGCATGTGACACCATCCTTTAGGCCGCGCGTCGATGACACAAATATGCCGAGCATCACAAACATATCAATCGGCGTTATTGGATTTATCCGATGATAGACTTTCCTTATCTTATAGAGCCGGGAACGAGGACCTCTCGTAGCTCTGTCGTCGGCAACCTTGCGGCTATAGCGGCAACCGCAAAAGACATAGACGCCGACCGAATAGAAGACTCCTCTATCGAGCTAAGGCACATAGGCGAGCTTGGTATTTATTCTGAATCATGGAAGATAGTGGCAAACCATACCCAGCTTGTAGCTTTGACCACTGCCGCGATTAACTCAAACCCACTGATAGTTCCGCTTACTGCTGCCCCGGTTAAAACCGCAACATACATTGGTGGCCCAGTAATCGTTTACGCGCGAATCCAGGTCAGCGCTACTCACTCTGCGAACAACGCAATCTTAAGACCCGCTATCTACGTAGACGGCCTAAGGGAGTCGTGGGTAGACCTGGAAATCGGTGCGCTAGAGCATAAATCAATAAAGCTTTTCTATATGTTTGAGGCTACTGAAACGGATCACCTCATCGAGGTAAGGGCCGACACCGCGACCACCACTGCGGCAGACGTTGAGGTTCAGCAAGCGCATCTAGAAGTCATATCGGTGAGGGTGTAATGACAGCCTGGAACCCACCTCTAATCACGCACAACGATCCATTCTCTGCTTCAGTTATTGATGGTGCGTTTGATGATCTCGCCTCGTGGTCTGGAGGGATTGGCGACCACCAAAGCGGTCACTCCAATATACGGAATAACAGATCCATCCCTGCAACAAAGTTCAGCTCAGGCACGACCTCGAAGGTGTGGAGAAACAACTACACCGGATACAACACATATCTCCTTTGGAGTAAGGGAGCTACGTCTGGGCCGACATCGTCCGCGTTTACCGATCCAGTAACACAGGGAAAGGTGTACGACATTCCTGGCTCATCGATCAACTTCTACCTGAGGAGGGCGGTTCCAGCCAATCGCTTAATCATGGAGTCATCGATCCACTTCTGGCAGGCCAGGGAGGGTAATTATTTTCAGCAAACAACAAACGGACACTCTGAGGCCATTTTTGAAGTTATCCTCACAGGCTATCTGGATGGTGTCGCCTTAAGTTCTCTATCTAGCCGAAATACAAGATGTCGCTATGCGATAAACCCAACTGCGTCTACAAATAAGAACTCGTTCTCAAGAAGGGGCTTTGACGGTAGCTTTTGGGGTGTAGCGGCTAGTACAGTAGAGGCTGGCCTACACACGTTTAAGGTGACTATGACGTTTAATACCTATCGAACCCTCGTTGGCACGGTCAACGACAAGTGGATGCTTAACCACATTAAGGGTGGACCGCCTAATACCTCTGTAACAGCAATCTATATTTAACCAGGAACCATCATGGCGTTTGAGGATCAGAACCTGTTTGGCGACCCGATTACGGAAGAATACTTCCGCCGCAAGGCATCTTCGCAGATAGCCCCAGCACAGATTAAATACGCCCAGGCGCTAAGCCAGCTTGATAGCTCGCCCATGGCCTCTGGCAACATTATCTATGGCGAGGAAATCGCTGGCAGAAACAGGGCTCGGCAGAACATTGCAACCGGCCTTGCCTCATCCATTGCATCGGCTCAGTCTGGTGCTGAGTCTGCAAACATAGCGGCAGCAGCAGACCAACGCACGAGGGCCAGGGCTGAAGACATTGGCTTTGAAGACGCCCTAGAGAGAATGCGGTGGGGCGCTGGCACAAAGCTACTTCAGATGGTGCCTGACATTGCTGTTGTAATGGGCTCTCTTGATGAAAAGGCGCGGGAAGCAACCGGCAAGGGCATCGACCAGCTTGTTGACGAAGAGCAGAAGAAGCTGGCTGAGTTGTCGATTAAGCGAAACCAGGACCCAACGCGCGCGCTGGTTGGTGGTGGTGGTTCAACCGTCTACACTGACCCTACAGGGGCTCGAATTGGCGGCTTTGGCCCCGCAATTCATCAAGAGATGAAAGAGCGAATGGCTCGCAAGGAGGCTGGCACTCCATGGTATGAGGGGGTGCCAGCGGCCGGTGGGCTGGTCGGTGGGCTGGCTAACCTTTCGGCGGAGGAAGCGCGAGCCATGGCAGCGAACCCGGAGCTGTTGCAAAGGTGGATCGACATAAAGAATGATCCGGCTAGAGGAATCCATTACCCATGGCTTGCCAGAGAGGAGCTAGAGGGCGGTCTGAGTCGTGAGGACCTCGGGAGGATGAGGCGACTGGACCCGATCTTTAATCCCGAAAGAGCGCTTGATAGGGTTCCTGGGCGAGAAGCGGAACAACCCGCCTCGCCTGTTGAAACCAGCCTTAGGCAGGCGAAAAGCCCGGAAGAAGCTCAGGCCGCGCTACAGGGCCAGGGCCTTGGGATGAAGCTAAACCAGGACGGCACTGGAAGCATCTCGCCATCTCAAATCCCATCCGACGAGCAGATAATCGCGGAGGGCAGGCGACAGGGCCTGGATGATGAACAGATCAAGCTGGCGCTGAATGATGCTAGAAGGGCCAGGGGCGGCGGACTTTCCCCGCTATCCGGGCTGTCCGGTGCAGGCGTTGGTGGTGGGCTCTATCGCACAGGGAGTAGATAATGGCTGTTCAGGAAACAGTAGGACTGCGAGAGCTTCAGCAGTATATGGATCAGGGGTGGGCCCCAAGGGCCGATCCATCGGTATATGGCGAGGGAGCAACCCCAGATTCGGAGATGCAGTTTGCGATCAGTAGCAAAGACGATCTCATGGACTGGCTCAATAAAGAAGCCTATCAAGGCCGTCTTAACTTTACGCAGCAGGACATCTACGACTTCTTCATTAAGCCCGAGGAGCAGCAAGCCGTTGAAAGGGCTGATGAGAGATTCAGGGAGCTTTCCAGTCAGGCAGCGGGGGCGGCGGGTCAGAGAACCGGCCAAATGGCTAGTAGGCTTGGCCTCGCCGGAACCAGCCTTGGTCAGCAAATGGGCAAGACCACAACCAAGGGTCTGGGGAGTCTGTCTAAAAGCGCTGGGCTAGAGGCAGCTAGGCAGGCTGCAATCAGCGGGTTTGATCGACCCGGTCGAATGGGACGCATTGAGGGCCTGAAGCATGCTTACCAAACTGGAGGAACCACAAGGGCGGGCTTGGCTAGAACGGGTGGTGCAACCGCAGGAACTCTGATTGGAAGCGGTATTTCCCTTGCTCTGGCAGCAGCAAGCACTGGTCCTCAGGCCATTATCACAGCACCGCTTGCTGCGATTATCGGCGGTATAACCGCAGCCGCATCTACTGCGGTTGGTGGTGCCGCTGGGCTGGCAGCAGAGGCCGACATGCTTGGCACCATGCGTGAGGGTCTTGGGAGGTTTGCGGGAAGGAGCGCTACGCCAGGATCGTTCAGAGCAGCCCCAGGAACGCCCACTTACGAGGGTGCCACCTTTCGCACTGGCGGCTCCAACCAGCGGGCGCTGATGGGGGCATATGGTCCCGCTGAAGGCGAGTCAGACTCTAGCTTCCTTTTTGGGTCAGCATAAATGGCATCAATACCAACAGGATCTATATTCGGACCGACCCTGGCAGGGGCGATGTCGGGCGGATCTGATCCGTTCAAGAACACCCTTCAGGCCGTTGGCGATGTCCCAAGGGCACTCCTTATTGCACAGTCTCTATCGACAAGGGGGCAGAAGGAATACGACAGGCGTCAGGACGTTAAGCTTAAGCGCGCCGAGGTGGCGGCAGTTATTGCGAAGAAGCTTGGTTACGGCGGAAGTGAGCTTGATGCAATCTTTAAGGAGTTTGCCACGTCTGACACACCAGCCAGGGGAACCGGTGGTGGCGGCGGTGCTGCTAGACCCGCCGACACGACGTCTGGGGCTGCTAATGTTGGCGAACTAAGAAGGCTTGCCAATGAACTGAATCAAAGGGCTCAGATAGAGTATAGGCCGGGTGGAGTAGCTGGCACTTGGCCGCAAAGCCGAGAAGAAATCACCGAAGGCGAGAGCCCTAGCCACTACAAATCTATATCTAGGGCCACCAAAAGCGATCTTGATCTGCCCTCTCGATACAGTGCCGCAGAAGATCAGCGCGCAAAGATGGGTGATCTAGAGGCTGCGCTTAACTCTCTAACCGGCGAAGGCGGATCTATTGAGCGGGCAGAGGCCAGGATTAAGGCGCTTCAGGAGAAGGCAGAGTTAAGGAAGGGCAGGCTTGGCACGGACGACTCTGTTGAGCTTAAGGCCCTTTTGTCCGAGAGGCAGGGCCTCAGGTCCCAGGTTGGCGTGGCAACCAGTCAGCTTGAGGAGGCGATGAGATTTAAGCCAGACATGGGGCTGGAGAACCCGGCCACACGGATTGGCCTACCGGCTGACTACATACTTGATCCATCTATGGTGAGCTACATAGGCAGTCTGCTTAAGACTGATCACCCAACGGCCAGGGAGGCTCTTAACGTAATTGGAGTAGATCCAAGCGTAACCGCAGAGGACCTCAAGGGCCTTGGCTCAGAGGTAAGAACCTACAGTAGAAAACTAGCTAAAATATATCGAAAGGATCTGACCGCTAAGCGCGAGCAGCAGGCCGAGCTTGGGCTCGCGGGAAGGATAATGACCATAAAGGCTAGGTTAGCTGGCGTTAGGTATCCTGGCGACAACGCCGATGCGCTCGCCAAGGAGCTTGCAAAGCTTAGTGATGCTGAAGTCACTCAAGCTCTGGCCGATATAGAAACCGATCCCAAGTTTAGTCACGAGCTAGCCCTCGCAAAGACTAGAGCGAATCAGGTCACAAAGGTCATCAATGAGTACACGGGTCTGCACCAGAAGGGCACAGGAACGCCCACAGGCACCGGCACCGGACAGCCTTCTCCAGCCACAACCAAACAACTCCAGGCGGAGCTTGAGGATCTTAGGGGTGAGGTTGAGAAGTATGAGAAATTGCAGGAAGGCCCAGACGGTAGACAGCTTTTCCCAGACGAGTGGGAGGCACTGATTCTCGCCCGAAGGAGGGTTGAGAACAAGCTTCAGGAGTATTACGCAGCGTCTAACCAGAGAGATGTTCGATTCCCCACTGCGATGAATGCCGCTCAGCACGCATGGGACAAAAAAATGAACATGGAGAAGGCCACTCAGTTCATGAAGCAGCAGGGCTTCGGGGCGCAGGCCTCGGCTAGCCTTGGTGCGTTCGGCAGGCATGGTGCCTGGAACAAACGCGCAGCAGAGGAGCCAGCAGAGGCTGTAGTGGACTTCACTACATTTGAACAGTGGTGGGGCGAGCAAGACAGGGATAAGCAGGCAGCGTTCGACAGAATACTTCGATCAACTGCGAGCAGCGCCAAGCGAACTGGGCTTAGCAAGGACGCGTATCTGGAAGATGCTAAAAAGAACATTGAGTTTACCGATGATGCGTGGAACGCAGCCGGTGTTAAAGAATATGTGGCTGGCTTTTATGACGTCGCCGGGGAGGGTGGTGCCGAGCGAGATCCAATGATCGTTCCATCCGATGCAGAGCTTGGCGGCGGAGCCTATCAGGGGACTAGCCAATCAGCGGAGGATGTGTTTGGAGATAAGTATAGGCCTAGCAGAAATGTCACAGGTACTGACGTAACGCCTGAACGAGTCAGGAAGAGATACAACGATATGCTTAGGACATACTTAAAGCATTACAGGGACGATGAAACCGGTCCTGCGATTGAGGATGAGATATCCGAATATGTGGCAGATCACCCCTACGAAGACCTAGCGGAGGCCTGGAAGGATGCGAAGCACCTTCACCGGCCTCAATGACATCCCAAGATGGCTACAAATGAGCAGGCAGAGCCGCTGTTCGACTTCTCGGGCTTTTCGCCCAAGTCAGAGCCGATAGCGCCAGATCCGTTTCCCGGAGGCGATCTGGTTCAAGATGTTCGTTCTAAAGCCCTAGAGGATATCAATGCTGGTGCGCCGAAGCAGCACGAAGGCCTCTTTGACTTTAGCGGATTTACCCCACGCGCCCTCGATACAGAGGACGAGCCGCCGATGGTTCATGTGGAACCGGGCGCTCTATCAAGGCTGTCTGAGGAGGAAGCCTCCAGGCGCATGCCAAGGCAAATGTCTCTTGAGCCGTCGATGCAGGAGATTGAATCCATCCATCCGGCGCTCAACAGCCCTGAGTATTACGAGAAGCGCAGGGAAGTCGCCAAGCGCTACAACCGGGCCGACAGCAACGAAGAGCGAATCGATATCCTTCAGGGGTTTACCAATGAATGGATGCCAGCAGCCCTAAAGAGGGCGACTGGAAAAACTGACTGGGGTCTTGCTGGCGCTGGCAAGTTTGCCCTAAACAGCATCGCCACAGGGGCTCAGTGGCTAGACAACGTATCTGGTCGCTGGGTGCGAGCCCTGATAAATACAACCGCAGAGGATCGAAGGAAGGAGATTGCTCAGGGATTTGTAGATGTGCATAGCCCCTCCGACTGGTGGGACAGGTTCTCAGACCAGTACAAGAAGGCTGACGGCGGCATTCACGGAATTGATTCGGACGGGGAGCGGACTTACAAAAACGCGCACCTGATCCTTAGAAGCATGTCCTGGCTCCCGGTAAACAAGCTCGGAGACGAGATAAGTGAGAGGTGGATCGGCGGCAAGGACTTTGGCGGAACGGGCAAGGAGCGCCTTGCTGCGATTGACGCTGAGGCCAGCAACCTCTTTCAGTTTGGAGCAGACTCGCTATCCGATCTCGGCTTTGGGCTCGGTGGGATAATGGCGGAAATAACGCCAAACTGGGCTAAGCACGAGTGGGAGGAGGGGGTCGGCTGGAAAGAGTATATGAATGCTCGTGAGGAAGCTGCTGCTGAAGGCAGCGTGGGTGGTCACGAGTTCATAGGCCTAATCGGTCAGGTCATGTTTGACCCGCTTATATTTTTGAAGGCCCCAAAGATTGCCTCTTTGGCTGGGGTTAGAAACACAAAGTATGGCGCAGGTCTTATTGATGAGCTTCTTGAGAAGGAGGTGAGGGCCAATCTTCAGAAGCAGGTGAGGGCTGGGAACCTAACCCCAGAGGAGGCCGCTGATGCTTACCCAAGGCATTTGGATGGAGCAAGGAGCAGTTACGGCAAGGAGCAGATTGACGCAGCGAATGTGGCATTCCAGCACGAAATGCCCAACTTCTACGGCGTTGAGGCTCCGCGCATACTGAGCCAGCTTAAAAACCCAATGATGGGTCACGTCGTAGACGACATTCTTGAGGCTGCTGGCTCGAAGCTTCCATCCAGGAGGCCGGGAAGGATCGACACGTCCCCAGGGAAAGAGGGCCTAGACATAGAGGATGCCCTGACTAAGGACGAGATAACAGAGCAGGCGGCGATGGAAACCTATCGCGCAGAAGAAGCCTGGGCGGAAATCGTAAACGAGTCCATTCGCCGCAAGCAGGTTCCTAAAGAGATCAACGTCCAGTACAAGGGCGTAGACGTTAAGACGATGGACAACGTCTGGGCTGGCTCTGTTAAGTGGGAGACTCCGGTTCGGTTCGGCAAGGAAACTGCGGAGCAGGCGTTCAAGCGAAACAGGATGCTTCACAGCATGGATAACGTCAGGACAAAGATGGTCCTGGGGTTGATGAAAAGGTATCCATACCTTGAGTCGATGCGGAGGACCGCTGAATCAATCATCATGCTTGAGAAGGCTCAGCCAATGGCGTCCAAGCGCGCTGTTGGGGATGTGAACCGCTCCGTCTTGGTTGACCTTGAGCGAGGCATACGCGAGGGGAGGATAGAGAGAACGCCAGAGATTGATGCAACTATGGCGAAGCTGTCGGAGATGGGGGATCAGCCATCTCAGCTTAAGTGGGCGACATACGCCCCGAAGGGTGTTGCTAGGCACGGGGTTCTGCATCAAGCGGCCTTTAGAAACGCTGAAATGATGGAGGTTTATCGCCATAGAAAGGCGACTCTGAGCGCCCAGGATGCTTCTAACTTTTACGACAAGGTTAAGCGGCTTGGCGCGGACGATGAAACCCTCAGGCTCGCAGTCCTTTTCAAGGAGCTTGGACGCCACGATCCAGCAACCGCTGGCGTAATCGAGAAGATGTCATCTCTTGACAGAATAGATCAGCTTTATCAAAAGGCAGTGGACGGAGATTTCGCAGAGCTTCCCCCTCAGTTCCGCTCCGAGATGGAGGCAATCGCTGCCGAGCATGGATTCCTGGACAACTGGATGGAGGCCGCTAGATCCGCAGAGGAGAGTTATCTGTCAAAGAGGTCCACCAGGAAGGAGGCGTGGCAGACCATCCGTCGCGGGATGTTTAATCTTCGCAAGTCCATGAAGAACACGCTTGCCGACATCTTCGCCAGAGAGTCAGAGGTGCGCGTCCTTAACGACATGGTTCCCGTAAGGACTCAGATCCGTGAGTTGATGGGTTGGCGTCAGGAGTTTGCAGACCTGATTAAGAACAGGGTGTGGACTAGCGCAGACACCTTTGAGGAAGCCATATCAAGGATCAATGACTTTAGGATTGAGCAGACAAAGTCCATTGACGAGATGATCTCTGGAGGAGAGGGCGCTGACATCAACAGGGTCTTTGAGGGATACCGTCGTGACCGGATTCTGCCAGAAGGGACCAAGGAGGACTGGTCGAAGCTTCGTGATGATATCTGGGATCAGGTAAGCAGGGTCATTGGAGATGTAAGAGATCCAAAAACCGGAAAGCAGATTGGACTAAGCGAAGTCTGGATGGACTTCAACGACATGCGGGCAAGGACCTGGGCCGAGTGGCACAGGCTTCCCGAAGACATGGCGAACGCTTGGTACGCGCATACCTACCGCAACGAGTTCCCGTTACAGGCTGGTGTGAACCCGGAAATGGTGAAGGAGTTCGGCAGGAACGTGCTGTTCTCCCACAGGGAGACGGGGAAGGTCGTTGATTTCTACGAGGCGGCTCGGACCCTGCGACTTGACGAGGCAAACAAGCTGGGAGATGAGCTTGGCAAAATTGAGTCTCAGATGGATGAGATCACAAAGGCAAGGGATGTCATTGATGCCGACCTAGCTGCCATCAAGAAAAGGTTTGGAGTTGCCGTAAGGACTGAGGGTGGTGGCCCAGACCCGCTAAAGAGGCTGGGTAAGAGATGGGACATGCTTCTTGAGGAATCAAAGAGGCACACGTCAAACCTTGGGTCGCTCACGACGTCGCATCGTCACATCGCCAATCAGATAATCGAGCTTGCTCAGAAGCAGTACAAGCTAGTCAATCGTGCTGGCGATGAGATCAAGGCTGGAGAGATTCTTCGCGAAGCTCCAGTTCGCGGATCACGGCGAAAGCCGAAGTACGGCATAGCTGCCGACCCAAATACCGAGTGGGGGCTATATGGCAATTCGTGGGAGCCAAAGATTCCGGGTTCGCACGGAATCCCGAAGCTGTCGATAGGTCACATAATAAAGCGGATAGAAATGGCTCCGAAGGAGGAATGGCCCGCAGCCCAGCTCGATATATTTGACGACTCTGGACGCCTTAAGGATTGGGAGGCGAACACATACGCGATTGTCGATGAAGAGGGGCGTGTGATTGGCGCTCAGCTTGGCGGCGAGTCGATGGGCTTTGATCTGAGCGAGATACCGAAGCCCCTTCATGGCGCGATGGATGAGCTAAGGGACGCTGGCTACGCAATGAACATTGATGGGAGCGTAGTCCCTGGATACGACGCATCGCCAATGGCGTTTAGTAGCGCAGATGACCTGTCTCTGTGGGTTCATGGAGAGGGAAAGCTAATCCCCTTCCCCAAGGGAGATAAGCCAATAACAGGCCTCATGGCATCTCCTCCAGAGGGGCCGAGGGGCCTAATCCGCTGGGACGATGAGCCTGTAAAGCACACGGAAACCGGCATTACTGGCCTTGATTGGGCCTCTTTTGGAAAGAAGATAGACGAGCTTGAGGGCGCTCAATCGGTAGCAAAATGGCTAGCCAAGAACACAGATGACGAGGCATCCAAGCACATTCTTAGGCTGATCATACCGGTCCTAGATGACGCCAGCATGACAGTCCGCGT